CCTCATGACAAAGCTATATGCCAAACAGCTTTTAAACTTACTAGGCTCGTTCTGGAGCCGGCTATTTGGCAATGGTGCTCTACTGCGTCAACTTGTCAAAGGGCAGCTTGTAACGCACGAGCAGTCGGAACAAAATGTCAGCGATCTGGTTAAGTCTGTGGGCAATCAGGAGATTCCCGCGGGACGCACTACCAGTTGGACTAAATTTGTTTTTAGCTATTACAATCAAACAAAAATTGAGCATGGGGATCCTAATAAAAAATACGGACCCTATCCGATAATTTACAGTTACGGTCAACTAAATACCGACGTTATAGCTTACGACTTGCCAGAAGAGTTATTGTCTATCCCGTTTTTATATGACGATATAGCGCAGCCTACAAAAGTGCTTACCGAAAATATAGATTTTAAAATTGAAGACAATAAGCTGTACTTTAGAACTCCCCTTAGACTAGATGGAAAAGAAACCGTTTTCTACGCTAGAAATGTTGTAAAAGAGGCAGGATTTACTACAAGTAGATTAGGTTACGCTTTAGGTGTAGCTCTATCAGATGAGGTGTATTCTGTCGTCCCGTTTAAGCATCTCTGGAGATTAGGATCCTACGGTCCCAACTATCTAGATATGTTGACTATGTTAGGCTCTTGCGCTAACTCCCCAGTCACACAAAATGACGAACAGGTTGAGTTGGTTTACGCATACGGACCCACTACAGTTGTGGTTACTGATAAGGCAGGATACGTTGCTCCTACAGCTAAAATAAACGCACTTAAAGTAGGACAAGCTCTTCCTCAAGGTACCTCGCTAACTAGTAGCCTACAGATCATCCACGATAAAGACGTTTATGTAACGGAATCTATACCGGCTCCTTACAGAGATCGTAAGACTTTTAAGTACGGTAAAGAACTGGCAATTGCTAGTTCTATGATTATTATCAAGGCAGACATTCAGGGTCCTGCAGCTGCTGCACTTAAAGTTTTTAGGCAAACACTCCCTGTTGATGTAAAAGTCTTAATATTTACCAACATTAATATAGTGGAGCCTATACTTGTAAGCACCGCTTTTGGCTTTGACTGCAAAGCCTCGTACAGCGTCATTACTCCAGCTCTTGCTATAAACGAAAGCCAGGTTTCTGTTAAAGCCACTTCCCGGGTAAAATACTCCACCTACGGATATTAATAATGGTCACAACATTCACAGCAGAACTTCCCTTAGGAATTGCCAAAGCCGTTGCCGAGCAGCCGCATAAAATGTACTTATATCTAGAGTACACAAATACGGTTGGCAATATTCCAACTGGGTATACAACTGCTGCTGCTATTCCTAATTTTTCAAATCCTAAAGACTACTATAAGCAGCTATCAGGTAAAAACTATCTGAGAGTCCAGGCCATTAGAGATCCAAATATAGTTTCGTCTGTGGCAGGCAGCGTATACACAACGTCTACTAACTTCTTTGGGCAGTCTAGCGGCACTTCGGCCGGGCAGTTGGCTGGAGAAACTTTTGGCACAAGCTCTATCTGCTATGGAGCAGCACTCGTGCTAGCCGTAGATGAGAGCGAACCCAGCTCTGACGTTGTCTTAGCTAGAGCTTACTTTACCGGGGCTGGAGAGCGCCTTACCAAAACCGCTAGCTCTGAATTGTTTGTAACCTTCCCACTCACCGTAAGCGTAACGGCACCATAATCCTATGAGCTCCATTCAACCCTGGCAAAGCGTAATTGAGACGATTAAAAACGGTGAGCCTATCACCGCTGAGGTGGCCAATCGCGCTATTGCTCAGCTGGCTTATCGCACCCAGCACCTCAAAGATCGCCAGGATGCACAAAGTCTGGCAGCTGCGATCTTCATATCGGGCGCTCCATTTACGGACGACGTAAAGACCGGACATGCGGTTTACTTCAATCCGGTATCTGCAAAGTTTGCTCCAGCTTACGCTGATATGGAGTACAAGGATGGCTATTTGCAAGCCTCAGAGGCTTCTACGGTTGCAGGTATCGTTGTATACAAAGATACGACTAACTCCGGCGTCATCGTAGTAGAGGGCTTGGTTGATCCATCTCTCTACATAGCTATCGACTGCACCGGCGAATCTATTGTCTCTAATCTTCTTTTAAATCCTGCAGATCGTGGGGTGTTGTATCTGGCCTCGGGATCTGCGACTGCTGGCTCTTTGACACCTAAGCCTGGCTTACTGAATATTCCTATTTGCACTCTGCTTGACGATACGCACCTTTTGGTTCGTCCGCCAATCACTTCGCCTTTGGATACTCAGGCTCTTCGCTTTCAATTGACAGCAAGGCCTGCCACCCCAGAGCTTATTCTACAGCGCGTCTCTGGCGGAGCTGTAGAGAACTTCCCTGGAGGTGCAGCCTCTGCACTAACAGTAGGGACTACAGTTCAGCTATACAGCCACTCTTACGCAAATCCCGATACCGTAGGGAACATCTACCTTACCGGCAAGGTACATTCGCTAACTTCAAATGAGTTGCGCCTCGTAGACGTTGTATTGACTAAATATGGAATTCAGCAACTTAACACAAACAGCGCAGATTACGACCTAGTATTTAAGGCCTCTGCGGGCATAGGCCTTGCCGTAAAAGTACCTAACACAGTTACAGGCTACAGGATCAGCTACGGCGTAAATAGCTCAACAGCAGCTGGCATTACATCCTACATCTCTCCAATTGACGCTACTTCGCCCAGTGTAGGGTACGTAATTAAGGGTCAATACGTAGACTCATCTCTACCGGGTTGGATGCCCGCTACAGCTCAGTACTTCCCAGACTCGGTCATTCCGCCAACAGCAAAATATGGATATAACTTTGCGGCAGATAAAGTCCTACATCAGCTATTTCCAGAAACGGTAGTAGGTGCGTATGTCGTATCCAAGAACGGCATAGCCCTACCAGACACAACTGTCGAAGCTGGCAGTAACGGCATTTGGTGGGCCGATCCGTTCCTCACGGTGCCGTGGAATAAGGTTGGTCCTAAGCATGTGCTGCCAGACACCAACATAAAGTTTGGCGATTGGTCTCTAAATGATGCAGGTCAAATTGTACCGCCTGTTGATCTCACCTTGGTATACACAAAACTAGTAAGCGGGGGCATCAAGGTTGTAACCAGTCTGGAAACACCTGCAGACTCTCCAATTACGATTACAGATCCAGACGGCAGACCTGCGACAAATGGCCCACTGATTATCAAGGCAGGCTTTACAGTCACAGACGCTTCTACTACAGAACCCGGATCTCTGGTCGTTAAGGACATTACCAACTTCACGATGAAGCGTGGACGTGTGGTAGAGAAGCTCATTGCAGGTACAAACATAAGCCTTAACTCTACATTTGCTGGGGGTCAAGGCGAAGTAACAGTTGGAGTGGTTGGCCTTGATGGCAAGCTGGAAGGGCAGCCGGATATCTTGACAATTGACGATGTTCTTATTGAGAAGGACTCGGCAACAAATGTTTTCTATTCTTCAATGCCTCCAGCTAAGAACTCATCGATTCTTGGCAAGGTAGATATTCCTGCTTATCTAGACGGTAACTACAAATTAAATCTTGTTATCACTTTCCTAGCGCTGCATGCTTCTGGCGCCACTGCTATGCCTAACTTAGAGCTTAGCTGGGTAAACATGAAACCACCGCCAGCTGCGCAAAAGTACAATCTAACAAATTCTACTCATGTTACGAGTGGGACAATTTCTGGTGGATTGCCAATTCTAACTGGAACGGCAATACCTAAAGACTATTTTATTAAAACCGTGGAGCTGGACACCGCATACGCAGGAGGCGAGATATTCTTCCGTCTTGCTAGATCGTCATCGGATGCCTACACTGGTAAGCTAGGAATTGTTTCTCTGCGGTATAGATTTATAAAGTTTACTTAAAATTGAGATAAGCCAGGCGTTCAGTAAACTAGGCTTCCTGGCTTGGAGGCTTTATGTCTGCAATAATTGGAACGGAATGGCTAAACTCAAACTCACTAAGAAACTATCCTCTTAGTCAGCTGGCAACACAACAAGCCAATAACTCCTCGTTTGAAATGCCAAACGAGTTGTTTGTTGATATGAAGTTGGCGGTACCATATATAGCAGGACTTAAGCCTGCTGGCTTCTATATCAGCTCTATTACGGTTTATCCTCAGGGCTTTGTATTTGAGTTGGGCTACGACGGAGAATTCCAAGCTCCGAGTATTGCCGTATCCTCCCCTGTGGCATTTGCGGGTTTTACGCAAAATACCTCAGTAACAATTAAAGGCATCTCCTCCAGCTCTATATATGATTTTTCCCAGATCTCCGGCGTGGCGGTTATCGGAGACGTGACAAAGCTACAAGGCGCGGTAGGTACTCTTACCTTTAATCTAGCCGGCTCTCGACTCGAGTCAACGGTTGTCAGCTTTGGGCTTAAGAGAATTAGTGGAATTAGAGTTGTTAACTCCGGATTTACTACACCGGTTCTATCGGGCCAGATCTCTCTACAAAGCGGGTCGAATCACAGCATCGCAGTTACGTCCTCGCCTGAATACAGCTCTTTACGATTCAATGCTGTAGACGGAGGCGGACTGGCAGAAACTTGCGACTGCAACGACATTGAGTTGAGCCCCTGCATTAGAACAATAAACGGCATACAAGGTGATGCCCAAGGAAACATTGCTATCGTCGGCGGAGACTGTGTCTCTGTTGTAACAAGCAACGACGGTATTAGCATATCGGATACTTGTGCAAAGCCTTGCTGTGGTTGTAACGAGTTGCAGGTTGTCGTAACTGATACTGAAAACCTAAATAATCGACTTACAGAGCTTGCTCTGCAAATCACGCAATTAGCCTCATCTGTAGCCAATCTACAGAATGTATGTCTTAGCTCTTCTACTGACCCAACTAGCTGCGCGCAGGATCCAGGTTGATATGGCACTACGTAAATACGCTGCAGGCTTTCTTGAGGAGTGCGAGTCTAATGGCTTGCCGTTTTTAACAACGGCAGCTAATGGCAATCCTCCTATTGTTGCTTTTAAAGCATTTGGTTCATTCAGCCCAAGCATGGCTTATCTGGAGCACGTAACTATTACTCCAACTTTAGGGGCAGGACCTAGATTAAAGTGTAACGTAATAACTGGATCTGGTCCTTTATTTACAAGACAAAATTTTGAGACCGCCACGTCAACCACAGCCGGACCTTATTCCGCTACGGATAGATTCTATATAACCGAAGAGTCCGTAGGTGGATACACCCATGGTCTGTTAGCGGATACGCAAAAGGGCGCCTACATAACCTATGTAATTTTAGAGGACGTGGCATTCGACTCCTACCCTATTAGCGCTTACTCGCTTGCTCCGTTTTGCCTAGAGCCAGAGCTTGGAGTTGTAGCGGTAGACGTAAACAACAATCTACTACCCACTAAGCCCATCTGGATTACCGAAGGCTATAACTACTCTTTAGACTACGCTGCAGAAGACCCTGTAAACGTATCTTTTGCTGTAAGTCCCGGCGCTGGAGCAGGACTAGTGCCCTGCAACGATGTCATAGAGCCTGACAATGTCATTAGGCGTATTAATGGACAAGAGGCAAACGACAAAGGGGAGTACGGATTTCAGGCTGAGTCTGCGGACTGCATAACGGTAGACAGCCGATATCTGCCAAACGGCAACCCACAAATTACTGTAAACGCACACTGCGCCCCTTGCTGTCGTTGTCAAGACTACAAAGACACCTCAGAGTACATCAAAGGTGTAGCGCTGCTGTACTACAAAGCAGTAAAGAAACTTAAAGAACTTATTACGGAGTACAACAGCGTATCTCAACAATTTAAAAATAGAGCAGCCTGTTGTCCTACCTTTGGTTCGTTTACGCCACGGTTCCGAATGTGGCCTCAGCAAAACTTTAAGCTTCAGATCCAGGCCATGGCGGAAAACAACACCGGACACACCATCCGAGCGTTGAGTATGAAACTAAGACATGCTGTCACAGCGGCAAACGACATGTCCGCCACTGACGAAAACGGCAACGTATATACCGTTCAAAGAGATCAACCTCTTGCCGTCATTCCTATTTCAGAAGCTTCGTACCTATACTATAAAAATCTAAATCCAACATCAAAGGGATTAGAATTTAACATACAGTCACAAGGTGTAGTTGAAACCAATGTAGACCTAGTGGCATTGCCTGGATTGCCTTCTTGCCAGTTAGAGCAGCGTACAGATATTCCTTCCTGTACTGGCTATCTAATGATGACCTCAGGCGTAGTTATCGTAGACCCTATCTTCAGAAAGATTGTTAATCTTAATGGAAGCCCTGGCTACGTAAACATCGCTCTTACTTTTACTTACTACGGCAGTTCTCCAAGTCCAGCAGGATCTCCCTGCGGTGAAGCACAAAATAGAATCATTGCTCAAAACGTAGTTAAACAAGTAGCGATGTCCCCAAATAAGAAGTCAGTAAATCCTTGCCCTCCGGCAACCGGATCCTATGTGACTGTAGGATCGGATAGAAGTCTTTCTATCAAGTTCTCAGATGCAGTTCACGGGGAAGGATCTCTTACCTTAATTTATAGAACTTTTGCAGACAACGCTTGGACTACTGCTTCAAGCAGTTCTATTTCTCTTAATCTTACTGGTCAGTTTGAGGCACGGCTGGGAAGTATTCCTGCCGAATACACGGGCGCAATACAAGTTGCAGTCAAGTACACACCTCCTGCAGCAGGGGAGCCTGGAGCATTTGTAACTAAGTGCAAGGCTGTCGATGCATCGGATGACGAAGTCGACATTCCAGCAGAGGCTTTTGAAACTGCGGCAACCTTGCTGCTATAAGGAATACCATGAAAGTAGTTAGCAGAGATTTTCTTAACGACAATGAGTACCGCTCATATCCGGTAGACGATAGAGCTACATTTGAGCCTTACGCTAATACAGATGTATCGGCTGTAAATTCTTTGCTATCCGATATTAAGCTAATTCTGCCGGGGTCTATTGCTGCATGTGCGTTTATTGCCAGCATTAAAGTGACTAATGCACTAGTCACTTTAACAATCATGGGATCCCAGACACACCCATTCTCGCCAAATACTCCGCCAGCAACACTTATCAATGAACAGTATTCAGTATTAGGTGCATTTGTTTTAGCTACAGTACAGGTACGCCGTAGTTCTAACCTGCCGGGATCTGTAGTTGAAATTCAATCTGATGTGCCGGGTGTAGGCGGTTGGATTGTATTTGGATCTGGAATTCTTAATCCGGGGTCTTGGTCTTTCTCCGGCCCCCAGGCTTCCATGATTTCAGACCAATGCGTAACTCGCTACGAATACGGCGGCGTTACTAGCATCGGCCGCCTTAATTTCAATACAGCAGTAGACGGGCAAGTTCAATTAGTAGGGCAAAATGGAATTGAAGTGGTGCCCGATGACAAGGGCCTTGCTATTCAATTTAGCGGTACTAAAGGTGAGATACGACAAAGCCTGCAATCCTATCTTGGACAATGTGGCGGTAGACCAGAATCAAATACCTGTGCATTTACGGCTATTAAAAGCATTAATGGACTGGTACCTCAAGGACAGGATAGAGGGCTGGTAATCGTATTGGATAAACCCTTATACGCTACATATGAAGGATCTGGAGATAAGGAAATTGTTGTCGTCTCTTCCGATCTAGAGCTGTCTGCCTTCTGCAAGGGTCGCATTGATATACCTGAAAGCTGCAGCACTGCTCAAGGATTTACAGAGTTTACAACTAGAGCCTACACGGTAACTCCTACAAGAGTAGCTTTAAGCCCTAATACAAAACTTACATTTGAAATTATTGTAAATAGGTTAGTGCAATCTTACAGATTTACCTATACGCAACAGCATCCTACTCGCGAAGCTATAGCGGTATTTACTAGTAATAATCCCATCGTCGCATTTGGTGAGACGTTGCTGTATCTACATGTGGATGAGGTTTTATCTGAGTGGCAACTCTACGACAACGCAGGTCCAAGCCTTATAGGATTTGGTCCGGTTGCTACTAACCTTCGTAGCGAATCAGATATTGTCTACCAGGGCTCGCAATACCACATGATCTTGGGACCGACGACAATTTACGATCAATTGGGAATCACTCAACTCATTGTTGGTATTCAGGCTCCAGATAGTTTTGAAGAAGCCGGGACTTACATACGTAAAAGCTACGGTAGATATGAGCATATATCTAATCCTGGTTATTACGTTGAAATTCAGGGAGCCCCCAATGACGTATGGGCAGTTAACAATAATGGACTATTGTTGGCAGCAGGTACTTTAGACAGTGACGGTAGAGGCGTGCAAACTCAAACTTATGTTAGATCAAATGGCGAGTCTGCTATTAGATCTATTGTCATACTAGGAGTTACTTCGTGAACCCTATTCCTCATTTAGAGTGGCGTAATCTTAACTCTAATAGAAACTATCCGTTTATGGATAGCAGCAGTCTTATTTTTGATGGCGGGTTTATCCCGCAGAGCTGGATAGTAGATGCTCGCATTTATGCACGTGGAAACTACTCTGAGGAGCAGCCTTGCTATATCAGCAAGATGGTGAGAACAAATACACTGGTCGCTCTTGAGATATCTACAAGTTCTGGATTTGTTTTGGGCGAGGCTATAATTAAGTTTGGAGAGACAAAAGACATAATATCTGTCTTTGATGGCAGCGTCCTAGCCGGATGTCTAGTCATTGATCCAGCTAGGAGTTCACTGCTGCAATCTGTAGACGAAGGAGAGTACTCCTTGACGGCAGACTCTGCTACGTTTCTACCTGCTGTCTGTGAATACCTGCCTGAGACGCAAGTTCAATCTATCAATAATAAGTCTGCAAATGTGACGCTTACAGGTAATGAAGGAATTAAAGTAGAAAGACTTAATAGTACTACTATTAAAATTAGCATCTTAGGCGACCCACACTTTACTAGATACGAGTGTGTAGTAGATTCCGCCTCTGCGCCAGCTGAAGTGCTCGATCTAAACGGAGTGTTTCTTAAAAATTTAACAATCGTACACTACGTTAAATCTGCGGCTGGAACATTGCTGGGACCCTTTGTAAGCAAGCTAAAACAAAAGCCAGACGGCTCTGTTGTACTGGCCCTCAAGACAAAAGAGTTTGAAGTAGGTAGTTCTGAGCCAGACATGCGTCCGGCTTTCAGAATAACCACCGAAGTTAATTCTCTCGTATTCAGCATGGCAGGCGGATGACATGTACACTGCATTTAATCAAATAGCCTATCCGTTAGTCAACTTCAGCTCCGGTTCTACTGAGCAGGTTCGGGCTCTACGTTCTACTTTAGTAGACTTTAAGATATACATAGCAGGGGATAGTTTTTCTACCGTACCTAAAGTGACCTTGGTATCGCTGTATAAAGCTACAGGACAACCATTAAAGTTACTGCTAGAACTTAAGGTAGACAGCATACTACTGGGTTCTACTATTCTTACTGTGGTTAACGACTCTTATGCTACGCAAGAGTTTGTACGCTATTACTTTGACTCAGACGACTGGCCTGTAGTATCTGGGTATAAAGTTGAAGGGTACATTTGTCTAAGCAATGCTCAAACTCTTTTTCAAACTTTTGCAGCAGAGCAGCCTATCGCTATAAATGTTGCCTTTGAGCCGAGTACAGTAGTGGCTCTAAGCAACCATAGAGTACATCAAATTACCTGCAGATCTGCCCAACCGCTTTTACAGCAGACGCCCACCGTTAGATACAATGCGGAGTCTTTGCCAGTTATGGGGGATGTTAAGTTAGTAGCAGGTAATAACTGCACTATATCTGTGCTTCCAGCTACAAAGACAATCATTGTTGGAGCACAGCAAGGAGCTAACGACTCCGGCGATGAGCTATGCGGAGTCTGGTCTGAGAAAGTAAGTCCAAAAGACATTCTCTGCGATGAGGCAATTTACAGCATTTCTGGCGTAGATCCTGATAGCAATGGAAACATTGACATCAAAGCCGAAACCCCGTTAGTTGTAAGTTCTCTTACAGAAACAGAGTTAGCACGAGTAGCCCCTGCGTTTATCCCCATTGTAAGTCAATTTCCAGATATAATACGCTTTATCTACGTAGGTCTACCTCAGTCGGCCGGTAATGCTAGCGTGTTTAATTGTGATACTCAAGGAACGCCATGAGTCTAGATCGATGCATTCCTATCCCGCCTGTAACCGGTCCTGGTTGCATCCTACCTACAGGAACCGCAAACTGCAATAGTGCGCAGGTACCTACAGGTATATGTCCGCCACCCATTGATCCAGGTCCTGATGGGCCTAAATGCGTTAATGATAACGCAAGACGCCCCTGGCCAACACCTCCCCCTGCGGAAATAGGATGTAATCCTGTAAGTTTACAAGTAACAAACGAGCCTACTGAAGAAGATGATCCAGACCAAACAATTAGGCTTGAAGGTTCAATTACATACATCTCTGGAGATGCATGTTTACCCCAGGTGAATCTTAATCTTGTAGTGCCGCCTAACATTGCATCAGGTGGAGGATCCCCAAGTCTAAGCGGATTCGGCTATACCCAGTATGGCGGCTGTGTCCGAGTAGGTCCGGTTCAAAATGCAAAATACGCCACTCCGCAAGACTTCTTTAGCAACGAACCAGGAGCTGCCTCTTTTGTAACTAAACCTATAGCGCAAATGAACCAGCTTGGAAATTGCGACGAGTTTTGCGAAGCTCGAGCTAAGTTTGGCTCTCAGGTTGCAAAATTTAATTTAATAGGGCCTATACTTGCAGAAATAACGGGATTCTATCCTACTACTTACTCTTCTTCTAATGGAGTAAGTTTTGCCACTGGATGGCGATATAGTTGGACAAGATCTATATGCGTAATTGCCTCAAGTCAGTGCATTAACGCTTTTTGCGATGTGTCGTCTTGGACAGATTACGACGTAGGTATTGAGTATGGGGACGCTTGGAATAACAAAGAAAACGTTTATGGTTTTAGTTTTGGCGGCTTTCCCGGGTATTTAACTCCGGGTATAAATCTTCAAAAACAGGTAGAAAAAGGATTTAAACCTGTACCTGTAATGGCAGGTACTCAAGTACTTATGTATGGATTTGTTCCTTGGGGGCCAACAGCAGATGCTTGCGGCTGCCCTATAACTTGGTTCTTTAGCGAACAAGTAGCCTTTGACGGAGACTGCGAAGAAGCTACGGATACCGGTACTGCCGGAGTAACGTCTATGCTGCCTCAGAGAAACATAACTTCAGCGGGAATGTTCTTCGGATCCCCAGAAAATGCCGATCGAGTTTAACACAGTAATCCACAGATACTCTATTCAGTCTGGCGTAGTACCTACGGCAGCTGAATTATATCCTGGAGAGCTAGCTTTAAACTTAGCAGATGGCAAATTATTTACTCTAAATCCCGCAGGCACCGTAATTGATTTGACGGGAATTAACTCTCAGTTTAACCTAACCGGATCCCTTGATGGAGACTTATTAGTCTATAACTCCACAACAGGTAGATACGAAGCTACTAGAGCAAAAGATGTATTAGATGGAGGATCGTACTAATGAGTAACTTAACTACAAACTTTATAACTTCCATAGTGCGAGAATCTAATCAAGATCCGTACTATAGAGTACAAATAACCACAGGCATTATAGGTACCTCCTCGGCGGCAGATGGAAACCTGCTGCTCATTAAAAGAAAGAAAACTTTAGATGGAGAGGTAGATGTATTCTACGGAATCGCTAAAGCTGTAGATTTTGCAACGTTTAGAAAAGCATCACCTAATGCTGGGCAAGACTTCTATAGAGCGCACACTTGGAATCTTGTTTTCTATAGCCAGGAGACTCTTGACTCTGCTTTAAAGCTTATGAAGAGTCAGGTTGATATTTTAGCAGAAGACTTATCTATCCTTACTAAATACACTAATCAACGTTCAGAAAGCCACATCTCCCCATCCTTTTAAGGTTTATTATGAAGAAGTTCGCAATGACGTACGCCACGGTTCACGGCCTACTCAACAACGCAGAGGTACGAGCAATCAGCCCTGCCATTAAGGCCGCCTACGACTCCATAGAGGCAAGCAGTGCCGGTCAGGGATGTTCTGCATGTGCTAAGAAAAAGAAAGCCAATGAGGCTATTACTCAGCTAATCTCTCAACTCCAAGGCGCATCAGAGTTAGAGTTAGATAGAATTAAAAAAGCATTAGGAGTAGAGACATTAGTGTTCTCTAATGGCCTTAGCTTTATAGAGAGATAATGGGCAGTTATAACCCAGCTATTCCTTGCTGCTGCAATAAAGGCGGCCAAAACTTATGCTGTCTTGCTGTTACGTTAGAACAATCGTGCGAAACAGCGATTATAGATGAAGAAAACTGTACGGCAGCTAGTGGGCCAGTTCAAACTCTAACGTACTTTAAACAAATTAAAACTTGCGCTAGTTCCGAAGAATGCAATTGCGAGATACTATCGACCCCAGAGAACACTGGAGGCTTTGGGCAAGAAGGTGGCGTTGGCGGATTTGGACAGCTTCCTCCTGGTACTAAGATTGTTGACTGCTCTGCTACATACTATTCAGATATAAAATGTGACTCACCGGAAGCAGCAGAGGCATGTACCGGAGGAGACACTGTATGTATTAAATATAAATGTGGACCTTGCCAGGCGGTAAAAGACGGCTGTGTGATAGTTGGTCCTGGAACCCCTTGCCCGCCTATTCCAGATTGTCCTCCTGATCCTTGTTGCGAACCACCTCCAACGCAGTTGTGTTGTTGTAGAGTTATAGATGACGGATGTATAGTCTCTGCAAATTGCACAACTTGCACAGAGGAAACTAGCTCAGGTACAGGTGCTAGCGGAGAAATATGCACATTTGTATCTGACTGCGAAGGGTGCAATTTAGACACAGGATTTCATATAACAACTCTATGTTGTCCTAGTTGCTACTATGTGGATACTGACGGAGACAATGTAGCTGATGTTTACCGAAATTTCTGCGTCTATTACGGCACAGACCCTCAACTAACAACCTGCTGTAACGACTGCAGGACTTATGATCCTGTTACTGGAAATCTTACCTGTGAGACACAGGCTTGTATATCTCCTTGCGGATCTGGGGTAAATCCACCCACAATGTGCCCTTGCCCTATGGCGCCTACGGGATATAATTGTTATCCCTTAACTCAAACTACATTTAGATATGGAACTATTAATAATTCTGCCGAAGGTAATTTTATGTCGGGGATGGTATATGATCCCGTGACAAAAACGTACAAGCAGAACCGTCTATTCTTATTTGGCTACGGCTACGATAAACTATGAAAGCAGTTCACTCTTTTAGATCAGACAAGCTCCGCCCATATCTTGATATGGTTGGAGGTCCAGAGCTACTGAAGCCAGCCATTTATATTATGGCATTGTCTGCTGCAACAATACGCAAACAGCACAAAGACTTTTTGTTTATTACCGATAAGCTGGGCAAAGAGTTAGCGGAAGCATGCAAACTGCCCTATACAGAAATTCAGTCTGTAGGGGAGGAATTTGATTCTCATCCGTGTTTTTGGGTGCATAGCAAAGTGCACGCTTATTCAAACATACACGAACCGTTTATTCACTACGACACAGATTTTTTTCTTTGGGATGCCTTACCGGCAAGTTTTTTAAATAACGACGTAGTGGCTTTTCACTCGGAAACTTTTGCTTGGGGTAAGTACGAAGAGTACAATAAAAATTTAGTTAACGCGGGATTTACCTTACCGCCATTTACGCAGACTTATTGGACTAGCCGAATGCCTATTAATATGGCGCTGTTTGGCGGCAATGACTGGAAAGCAATAAATGAATACGGCAATACCCTGCAGCAATTTATAAAAGATAACCACGGATTTAACTACGCTACGGACGATCAAAGATTTGCTTTAGAGAAAAGCATTGCTCTGATTGAACAGCTTTGGGTTTCATACATTATTCAAGATAAGTTAAAAGTACCGATTGCTAGACTGCTTACAGAACGTAACGTCTTAGAGGGATCTGGAGACGCAAAGGTTACGCATCTACATGGCTTTAAGCAGGAAGCAATGAAGTCTGGTAGGACTCAAGAACTCATATTTAAGCTAGAGTCTAAGTTGAATGAAGTTAACCCTGAGGTATATTCTGCGGTCCGTAAGTTCGTAACTTCCGGCGTAGATATTGATGCTATGGTTTTGGAGGCAACAAATGGTCAGAATTCCTAAAGATAAAAAGCATGAACTTACGCAAGAAGGTCTTCGTGTCTTTGTGGAAGGTCCAGCGCAAATGGCGCTCACTTCACCTGAAGCTCAAAGGCTTGTTTATAATTACGTAAAAGAGGCAGGTCTTGCAGGCTATGGTATGAATAAATTTGTACCAGCAGATAGCAACGCTAGCTCGGAAGATCCTTATCCATATAAGGGTTACTGGTTGATGCTTTCCAATCAATGGAATCAAAAGTCTGTTAATTTATGAGCACCTTATCAAAATCCGAAGAAAAGTTATTTATTAAAAAGCAAGACTGGGAGCCAAAGCTGCTACCCATCTGCGAAGCTTTAAAACTATCTGGATTTGATATCGCCACAATTGCAGACATTATGACGCAATTACAATTAGAAGTAGAAATACCTAAGAAGTTTTCTATTGTCAACAATCGGTATTTGGTGCATCGCCACGGCTTAGTATATGATTTACTGAAGGCTCAGGCACTACCCGAAGAACCTAACGAGCCTAAGAGAATGGCAGTAATCTTTTGGCTGTGAGGCACCATGAATATAAAGCTGCGCAACAATACGTGGAAGCTGGTTAAGACTGACCTAGGCTCAAGCGTAAGAGGCGAGATAGACCCTCCCTCGTATGTCAACAAGAGCATTAAGCTGTCTTCCCGGTTGCGCAAACAGAGCGAGATACTAGAGGTTTTTTTACATGAGTGCCTACATGGATGCTTTTGGGATCTAGATGAAGAGGCTATTGATAAAGCCGCCTACGATATTTCCAAAGCCCTATATAAGCTTGGCGCCAGGATAGAGACAGATAAACTCAAAACAAAAAGATCTAAGCCTAAATAAGCCAAGGACATACAATGGATATTGCTTTACTGGCGTTCTTTGCCCTTACAGTCGCATTAAATATAGCTGTGATTTTTGACATAATTTATGATATAGTAGTGGCACGATGTAAGAGAAAGTGCCCTCCTGTATCGGCAAGCATCACATTTGGCACACCTAGGAGCAGAAAGTAATGGCTGTAATTAACAATATCCAAGAAGTAGATGTAACTGTATCGTTTAAACTTAGCAGCGGAGTCGATGTTGCAGCTCGCAATATTGTTTGGAGCGTTTCAGACGCAGCGCTTATTGAAGTTGCTGTAAGCGTCGACAATGCCGCCAAGGCAGTCGTAGCGTCTAAGGGTCCAGTTGGCGTAGCTAAGGTCCTTGTGGCCGCAGAGTACGCTACTGTTGACGCTGATGGCGTAGAAACCGTATTCCCAATCGGCGGTGAGGCAGAAGTAACCGTAACTGAGTCTGGCGTCGTTGTGGCAAACTTTGAATTTGGCGAGCCCAGAAACCGCTGATATACTAACTACTGTAGGCTTACGAGCCCGGTTTTAGGGAAGGCGTTCTTCCCACTCACAAGTAGGTCTACAAATAGCAAAACCCAGGGCTTTGGCCCTGGGTTTTGTTTATATAGCACTTAGGTTTTATACCAGCAGGTCTTGTATTATTTTTGACTGGGATCCGCCTTCGGCGCGTACTTTTCTTTATAGTAGTCGGCGTGCTCGTCTGCATAGACCCCTCCTGTGGGCACCCAACTCGGTAGCCAATCAGGACGTATTAAGTCCATTGTTACAGGGTCAAACCCAGACTCTACCAATCGCTCGTCTCGGGTTAGCGGCATATCGATCTTGTCCGGTTCAGCGTCTATGCGCTCTTTATTAGCTCGGTATACCTGGCTTGGAGAAACCCCAAGAGAGTCCAAGACCTTAGTTAGATTTGGATGCTTTTCCCCCTCTCTATTGATAACATACCTATCTAGGGAGTAGTCTCCTATGCCTTTAACTGCTGCGCCGCTACCAGCTCCAATTAATGCACCCATAAGAGCACCCTTGAGTTTAGGCTGTCCTCGCAATGCATTAATCAAAGTGCCTATACCCGCACCTGCTAAACCGCCACCTCCGGCATAAATACCGTAATTGGCCAGCTGATTGCTACTTGGATTTAGTATAGGGAAATATACGGGAACCTTGTTGGGGTTATCTACTTGCGGCCTACCGGCCTTCTTAAGCATACGCTGAATATTGTTTGCTACTTTAATCATCTTATTAGCCCATCAAGCCTTTTCTTACTAGCTGGCGCTGGAAGTCTCTGGCCATCTGAGCCTTTAGTCTAGGGTCGCTGAAAAGCTCCACCTCTCCTAGATCAGCACCAACAGGTAGATCTTCCATCAGGTCTTCGATTTCTTTATTCTTTCTAGCGCGGCTTCCGTAGCCATACAGCAATCCGCCTAGACCTCCGGCTGCACCGCCGATCAAGGCGCCCAGAGGAGCACTCTTCTCCAGTAGGGCTCCAGTGCCTGCACCAGCGCCTGCGCCTAGTAGAGCGCCCATGAGTCCAGTTCCTAGCCCGGCCCAGGTTGGACTGGACAGCTGGCTGGAGATTGGATCTGCCTCAGTGGGAAACAGCATTGGGAACATCTGAGCCTTAGCTCTGTCGACTTCAAGCTGCTCTTCTGGCGTAAAGTATCTCTTGCAGCCAAATCCAGGAGTGCACTTAATGGGTACGTCTAGGATAGCTTCTGTGGCAAAGGTGTTGGCCTCTTTGGTCTTATTGCCCCAGTTGTCAGCTCCAACCTCACGGCACTTGGTTACCGCACCTGAGGCATAGGCCGAGGGCCATACGTCATATCTGGCCTTTACCTTACGAGTGCAGGCATCGTCCTTTTTCTTTTCTTCTTCGGACTTCTTGCCCCAGCTGTCACCTCTGCCCTTTTCCTTGCATGCTCCAGGAGTCGGACGACATGCAGGATAATCTCCTCGCTCTTCGCCAGAAGACCGTCCGCAGGCCTTGTAGCCTCCGGATCCATCCGGTGCATTGCAGTCCACCCAGCCGCCCCTAGAGCCTTTTTCGCCCTTACGACTGAACCAGTCGTGCAGAGACTTCTCCTTGCTGGCCTCACGCTTGGCTTCGGCCTGCTTTAGTAACATCGTTGTAATGTTGTGACTAATTGAAATCATTTGTTAAGTCCGTTGGCAAAGCTTTGTACAAACTTATTCCAAGTACCGGTGTCCTTGTTTACCAGCGGAGTGTTATTTAGCTCAAGCATCATTTTAGCAGTTCTTCTGTCTACGTAGGCTTTTACGTCTGCTTGAAACGCTAATTGATTTTGAATCATCATTTGCATGGTTTCCTGGGTATCTGCGTGAGACTCCACGTTGGCCGCAAAGTCCCCAGGGCCCATGTCCGCAACCTTTGCAAGTACTGGAGGCGGTCTATACAACCCTTGCTCCTTGCACACCTCTCCGATGTATCTACGTACGTCTGGACCTAGTCGCTCCGGAGTACTGCTGTCTATCATTGTCAATTCCGTAATCGCCCAGGCGCATTCGTAGACATCCGCTATATCAAACACATCGTAGCTCATAGGCGTTCCGCTTAGTAGATTTGCTGTGTTCATGAACGTCGAGACGTCCACGTGCACAAGGTCTGTCGTAAGGGAATTCCAAAGAGCCCAAACTTTGTCTGTGCTGATAGCAGGAATGTCGGATAGCCCGAAACCTTCTTCAATTTCTTGGCGGAAGGCCTGGGGATCCATATCAAAGATCTCCTGGCCGTACGAGTCCAAGACCATAGTGAGGAGCGTGGTCCCAACGGTGTCTCGGCTTTTCCACAGCTGCTCATAGGTTTGTTGAGATGTTACGGACTTTACTGGCATATCACCTCAGCATGTTAGTTTTTGGAATTAACGTCCTAGAGGATTCTTAAGAAGATTTTGACCAATGTTCTTAATTTTGCTACCTAGACCTGCTGCTTGATTTTGAATAGCTTGCCCTTTCGCTGCCATCTGAGGAGCAACCTGATTAAGGCCAGCCCCACCTGCGTCTACAATGTTTCTAGCATAACCTTGAGCCTCAGGAATAAAGGCGTCAACGTAGTCAAGAGCATAGCCACCTATGTCGCCAAACTGGTTTATACCCTGAGTCTGCAGGTTTAGAATGTTGTTGTAGTCCTGCGCAAGTAGTGGAGCTGCGGCCTGTGTATCTGCAGCAAACTGGCCCGCTCTTGACAATAGCAGAGGAATGCCGTCCGGACCTACCATCCTCTTGTAGCCTTGTTGCGCACCGCGAAGTCCACGATTAATATCTCTGTGCATCATACGAGTGTCATTCTGCAACCGCTGTTGTAAGGGTGCATAGAAATTCTCTGGAGCAAGTCTAGGGGCATCCGCAGGTCTTGCAATATACGGAGAAAGGGCATCCGCAGGTCTTGCAATATACGGAGATGGTGGTCCCATTTCTCCATCCGCAGGTCTTGCAATATACGGCGGAGAGATGTCACCTTGTGCCTTCTTCTCCAGCATGCGTTGAATGTTGTTTGCTACTTTAATCATGACTGCATTCCTTGGGCTGCGCCCATTTGAGAGTTAATAACGTTCTGTTCGTGTTGCTGTCTTGCCTGTCGAGCCTTGACAGCGGCTAATCCTGCTTGAGCATCAAGCGCATCTAGCTTGGCCTGCTCTTTCTTCTCGTTCATACGAGCTTCAAACGAAGCATCGTCTTCTCCAGGCACAGGGTTTGTGTCGTCTACTGGACCCTGCTGCATGGGAGGCATGCCGATGTTTGCCTCCTTAAATAAACGACCAAGCAGATCGTCGGCAGTTTCTGGCATGTACCCGGACACCTTGATTGCCTCTTCAAATCTACGGGCTTCTGGTTTTGGCAGGGTGGGCAGAATCTCGGCAGCTTTGCTTCTATCTACATTGAAGCCGTCGGTCTGGCAATAAGACAGGAAGTCGTCGCCAGCGATCTTGAGGCCCTTTTCCAATTGATGGTCGCTGATCTTGGTAAGATCCACAGGCATGCCGGTAGTAAGGTGAATTACAGCGTCTGCTGCGGCAGCGGCTTTAGTCATATTGACGCGTAGGCAAGCCTCCACAGGATGCTGCAGAGCCGACCCCCACTTGGTATTAAGTCCGTGCTTTACGTCCAAAGCCTCCAGAGCATTGGAAATAAGTTCTCCGCTATTGCAAATCTCAAAAGGACGACTGTTTAAATCGTTAGCAATTTTAAGCAGCTCGTCTTCTAGATTGCTCCAACGCATAGTGGAGATGCTGCTAAGGCGATCAGTAATCGCCATGGCTACCTTGCAATTAATGTTTGCATAGGTCTCAGGATTTACCAATTTGTCTAAATAAGTAGATGCGCCAGTAGTAAGACTTAAAAAATCTGCCTTAGCTGCAAGGCGAGTTGCTGCTTGCTTCTGTACATTTAGCGGAAACTTTGTTCTATTCTTATACAGCCATTCTGCGCTAGCCGTAGCTGCTTCCTTAGTGTGATCTGGGCAGCGCTCTACCTTTGCACCCTTGTAGTCAAAAGAAATGGCATACGAGGCAGGAATAGTTTGTAATTCAAATGCCTGCTTCAGACTTGTTACGTCATCTGCAATTCCCCAGATACGAGCAGCATTAAACAACTTTGCTTCAGCTTGTTTACTCGTTCCTGAAGTGTTACACTGGTTGCCGTAGAAATAAAGAGCGGAGCACCAACAGTTGGCTTTAGTATTTACGGCAAACTTTCTGTTGAAGCCATCTGCAAATGCATCGGATGGAACGTCGTTCAAATCTTCTTTGGTGGGTACGCTTGCTGCCTTTACGTACTCCGGCATCGAGACCTGCTTAACGAAGGCATTATAGTACTTTTTAGAGACGTCATCAGTTATGTCAATCCAGCGACTCATAGATGGTGTTCCTTCGGAAGAGTTCTACTCGACCTTCCATTATACAAAAATCTTAAAACTTCTGGGTTACGACGGCCCGACTAAGGCAGGCGCTTATGTACGTTGTCCTAAGTGTAAAACTGCAAATATGCTGGTCTCTAGCCTGCTACCCTTTGAAGGGTGGATGTATTGCGACAAGTGCAAACTAGCATGTGAAGGTCTGCAACTATACGGGCAGGCGTACAAAATCTCAAACCCAGAAGAGCTTTTAGAGGTCCTTTCCAAGGATCTTAAAGTAAAGTCTGTAAATACAGAAGACCACATTGCTTATTGCAATTTTTATAACAGATACTACAAAAAGATACAAAAAGTTTGGACTAAGGCCCAAGCAGCCATGTACCCCACGGCAAACAGACTTGCCGTAGGCAGACTGGCAGAACTTAACCTATGGCTAAGCCAAGAGGTATTTAACCGAGGGCTAGCTGATTGGTTTGGATTTGGGTTTAAGAACGAGCTAGAAGAGCAACTACAGGAAACCATATCTGGTCTTGGTAAGTCTCCTGAGGGTTTGCTTGTAATGCCGTTTTACATCAAGCCGGGATTTATTAGTGGATTTGGTTTTGTATCCGCTAAAGATCAGATGTCCTATATGAATCTCCTACAGGGGCATAGCGGAGGATATTGTGGACTTAACTCTTGCCATAACTCCGATGCAAATAAAATACACGTTGTGTCTCACCCCATGCAGGCAGCTAGAATTGCACAAAAATGTGCAATTGAAAGATACACCAAGTTATCTGTAGTAGCTAAAGCCCCTATTGGGGAACTAGAGCCCCTATTACTTACTAAGCCCACCGTGGCGTGGATTGACGAACC